CAAGGATCAGATAAAACATATGACTCTGAGTTAGCTAATTATTGTGATATGCTCTTAAATGGATCTGAAGATCCGTCACAAAAACATTTTAAAGAAAGGGTTGTATAATGCGCAAAATGTCCAGGTTATCCTTATTGCTATGTGCAATAGTGGGAACTTTGTTTGCTTATGCTGTCACTAATGCATTTATTGTTGAGGTCAATATAATTAGTTTTATAGTGATTGAGGTGATAATAAGCATTATGCATGCAAGTTTTAACAGAGTGAAAGTAAAAGTTATTTAATTATTGTATATGCTTAAGCCAAAAGAAGTAAAACTTAGTTGGAATAGTCAGAAAGAAGGCTTTCAGGAATCTTTACATTATCTAAAAGGTAGAATGGTTGGAGACATTAAAAGTCTTAGAACTCCATGGCCTAAATTTAATGATGCAACTACTGATGGTATTGAATGGAATACTATTACAGTAATTGGTGGAAGACCTGCAAGTGGTAAAACTTTAATAGTTGAACAGATTGTAAGAGAATCATTTCTATTAAATCCCGCTGAAGATTTTAGAGTTTTACAGTTTCAATTTGAGATGTTAGCTAGGTCATCTGCAATTAGAGAGTATTCTAGTATTATTGGTAAGTCATATAAGTATTTATGTAGTGCTGATGGAGCATTAAGTCCAGAAGATTTACAGAGATGTTATGATTATGCTAAAGAAAAAGTAAAGTATCCTATTGATATAGTAGAGAAACCATGTACTGTAGATGAATTAAAGAAAATAATTCATGAGTATATGGCATATCATTCTACTGTTGATGAAGATGGTGTCAGAAAATATAAGAAAACTCTGATGTCACTGGATCACTCAGTACTTGTTAAAAAAGCACAGACTGAAAGAGATAAGAATGAAATGCTTAATAATCTTGGTGAAGCTTTCACTGAACTTAAAAGAATATACCCTATTGCTTTTATTATATTAAGTCAATTAAATAGAAATATTGATAATCCTGACAGAGCTGAAGATGGTAAATATGGTAATTATGTGTTAGAATCAGATATATTTGGTGCTGATGCGTTATTACAGCATGCTGATACCGTAGTAGGTATTAACAGACCTGCAAAACAGAAGATCAGATTCTATGGTCCTGATAGATTTATAATAGAAAATGATAGAGTATTGGTATTACACTTTCTTAAATGTAGAAATGGTGATACTAGAATGAGTTTCTTTAAAGCAGAATTTGAGAAGATGAGTATATCAGAGATGAATACTCCTGCTCAACAAGAAAAAAGAATTGGAACCAAATAATTAATATATGGCGTTAACAACAAAAGACACAAGTAACCAAACTGGTGGATTTAACAGAAAGGAGAAGACTGAAGAGTTGATGAAGTATCATCAAAAGGTATTTAATGCATTAGGAGTATCTAATCCATTATATATTCCTAAATGTGCTTATAGACCTTATGGCAAGGATGAATTGCACATGGGCTTCTTTAAAAGTGAATTATGTAGAGAGCAAGACATCTATACTGAGTATACTAGTATATCTCTTGAGTCTGAAGATCCAACAAGAACACTGTATAAATGGAAGTATAATCCATTTTATGATGAGGAGTATGAAACTACTGAACCAAATGGCCAAGGTCATGTGAGGTATTTGATCCCTGTATCAGAACTGATAAAAGTAATGGCTGAACCTAAGAAGACTGAACCTACAAAGACTGAAGTAGAAGGATTATTTCCTGATTTTGATGGAATAATGGATGCAGATTTAGATGCTCCTCTAAGTAGTTTAACTGTTAGAGATCTTGCTGCCATATTATTACAGAAACCAGTGAGTAATAAAAAATGGTTAAATGATTTAATAAAGTAAAAAATGGAAGGATTGGTATTGCCCACTAATAAAGTGAGCGCAACAAGAGTGAATCCAAAAAGATTATTAATTTACTCTAAACCTAAGACAGGTAAAACAACTGCGTTTGCTGGTTTAGAAAACAATTTAATAATTGATTTGGAGAATGGGACTGATTATGTAGATGCAATGAAAGTAAAAGCTAACAGTCTTAAAGAATTATTAGCTGTTGGTAAAGCTGTAGAAGAAGCTGGTAAACCTTATAGGTTTATTACTATTGATACAGTTACTGCATTGGAAGAAATGGTTATGCCGTTAGCTGTTAAAAAGTATAAAGCTACTTCAATGGGTAAAAATTATGATGGAGACAATGTAATTACTTTACCTAATGGTGCTGGTTATTTATATGTAAGAGAAGCATTCTTTGATGTTTTGACTTACATAGACAAGTTAGCTGATCATGTTATTTTATCTGGACATATCAAAGACAAACAAGTTGATGATAAAGGTGAAATGGTAATGGCTGCTAATATTGATTTAACTGGTAAGATTAAATCTTTAATTTGTGCTAATTCAGATGCAATTGGTTACATGTTCAGAAAAGGTAACAAGGTTATGTTGAGCTTCAAAACTAATGAAGAGACTACTTGTGGTGCAAGACCTGATCATTTAAGAAATGCAGAGATTGTAATTAGTGAAGTGAATGAAGATGGTGGGGTTACTACTCACTGGGATGAAGTATATAAATAATTAATAATATAAAAAATAAGAAAACATGGCAATAGGAACTAAAGATGTAAGTGCAGGTGGAAGTGGTATACCAAAAACAATCACACCAGGTAATCACAAATTGAAAATCAATAGTGTAATGGCTGAAGACTTCAAATTTATACCAGGAGCAATAGTGTTAACTTTAAATGTAGAAACTGAACCTATTGAAGGGTTTGAAGGTTTTATGTTGAATAAAGATATTCCAGATTCTGGTCACTATAAAGGTCAAATTGGTAGAGTAAAAGCTGGTCAATATGCATTTGCTGATGGTCAGACTAAATCAGGAGTACAAATCTATAGAGATAATTCTATATTAGTATTCTTAAAATCTATCTGTACAGCATTAGATATGACTGAATGGTTTGATCTACAAGATAACAAACATGATACTATTGAGGATTTCATTCTTGCATTTAATGAGACAGCTCCATTTAAAGATAAGTATTTAGATTTCTGTATTGCAGGAAAAGAATATGAAGGTAAGACAGGTTATACAAATTATGACTTATTTTTGCCAAAATCTTCTAAGAATGGTTATGCATTTGCTAAACTTGGATCAGGTAAACACTTATTATATAGTGAAACTGATCATCTTAAGAAACTAGAAGCAAAGAAAGTTGAATCATTTGGAAACGGTGATGATGACTTTGCAGTACCAAGTAAGGCAGCTTCTGACTTTGATTTAGACTAATAAGTTTAAAGGGAGTCAGTAAAAGGGCTCCCTTTTTATTATTAAATTTAAATATTATGATTTCTACAAAAGGTGCAATGCAATTCAAAGATGTACCAACTACTTGGATCTTTGAGCATTATTTAAATCTAACAGAACAGTTAGATGGTCAACAAATTAAGATTAAATCAATATTTAAAACAGAGAAGACTCCATCAATGATCATTTATATGGATGCTTTTACAATGACATATAAGTTTAAAGATTTTTCATCAAGTATTCAAGGTGATTCTATTACTCTAGTACAAAACATATTTAATATTGAAGATAGAGCATCTGCATCATTTAAGATCCTTAATGATTATAAGACATATCTTGGTGATAATAAATCTTATAAGCAACCTGAAATTAAAATATATGAAAATTATAAAGTATCTGATTATACTATTAGGCACTGGAGTAACTTTGATCAAAAGTATTGGGGACAATATTATATTGGTTCTAACATGTTAGAAGCATATAATGTATCTCCACTAGAATATTATAAAATGACAAGAACTGAACTTGATGGTACAGTATCTGAAATAACTATTAATGGATTGTATCTGTATGGTTATTTTAAGAGTGACGGTACTATGTATAAGATTTATCAACCTAAGAACATGAATAAAAAGTTCTTAAAACTGGCAAATTATACGCAAGGTTCACAACAATTGACTTTAACTCAAGACTATTTAGTTATCACTTCATCACTTAAAGATGTTATGGCATTTAATAAACTTGGATTTAAGAATGTTGAATGTATTGCTCCAGACAGTGAAAATACTATGATTAAAGAATCTAGTATAGATAAACTTAAAGAGAAATATAAAAGCATATGTGTACTATTTGATAATGATGAAGCAGGTATCAATTCTATGAAGAAATATAAAGAAAGATATGGTCTTCCTTATATCATATTAGATATGGAGAAAGATGTTTCAGATTCTATTAAAGTGCACGGGTTACAAGACGTAAAAGAAAAACTATTTCCACTATTAAAAAATGCAATACATGAAAGGTAAGATCACAATAGATATTAAGTATGATAAAAATAATCCAAATGAGTTTGCTCAAGAAATTATAATTAAAAAGGCAACTATTCTTCATTTAGCAAGTGCAATTGTAAAATTGACATCAATAATGGAGCAATATGCAACAGAAGAAGATAAAAAAAATCTTGCAAATCTTATACGTTTAGAAGATAATCAGGAAACAACAGTTATGATGGTTAAACCATTAGGTGATGCATAAAAATTAAGATTATGAGTTGGATACATAAAGGTAAAGTGTTTACAGAATCTGATATTCCTGAAGGAGCTATTGGTTTTGTATATCATATGTCAGTAATATTAAATGGTAATAGCTATGCATATATTGGTAAGAAGAATTTCTTTGCTAATATCAAGAAACCTATGGGTAAAAAAGCATTAGCTCAAACTACTGATAAAAGACTAAAGAAATACACTAGGGTTACCAAACCTAACTTTATGGCTTACCATAGTAGTAATCAACAATTAAAAGAAGCTCATAAAGCTGGATGTAAAATTAAAAGGGAAATTCTAATGATTTGCTACTCAGCAACAGAATTGACTTATCAAGAAGTAAAGCATCAATTTAAATATGAAGTGCTTGAGAAAGAGGAGTTCCTTAATGGGAATATACTTGGTAAATTTTATAAGTTTAAATAATAAAAAGTTATGGCTGAAAATAAATTAGAATCAATTATGATTGGTTTAGTAAATGCGGGTATTAAAAAAGTATGCGTAAGTTATGATGGAGGTGGAGACAGTGGAGCTATTGAAGCTATAAAAATAAGTACTAATTCAGATACTGATTTTGATGACCTTCAAGGATGGACTAGTGATGCAACTGATTTAAATGATTATAACTCAGAGTTATATACATTACTTGAAGAGTACTGTCAAGAGATGTTATTAAATGACATTGAAGACTGGTGGAACAATGATGGTGGCTTTGGATATGTAAATATTGATGTAGAAGAAGGTACCTATGAGATTCAAAATAGTATAAGAGTTACTGACTATGAAGAGTTTATTCATACTGGTAATTTATTTGAGAAAAATAAGAATTAATGGCACATCCATTAGAGCATTGTAAGTCCTCAGTAAGAAAGTGGGGAGGTAGACAAGTTGATTATCAGGCTATTCATGAATGGCTAGATGAAACTAAGGCTTGGGTTGGTCACAGCATGCATAGAATGTTCCGTCACCATAGTGAAGGTATATTTGAATGTGAAAAAGTATTTGGAGCATCATTTATCAACTTTGATGGTAAGACTGTATATACAAGATATGTTGCTGAACAACATGTAAAAGAAGATTGCAATAATTATATTCCTACTGCTAAAGAATGGGTAGATATGATAACATCAGGTAAACCTAAAGAATGGGCAATTAAAACACTTAAAATAGAAGATTAATGAGACAAATAAACCTTAAAAATAAAAGACTAATGGAAAATAACAAACATGTATGGGAAGGTTGGACAGTGCAAGCATTTATTGATGAACTAGAACCAAGTTTTGAAATGATTATGAATAATGGTTCATGCCAAAGTGCATTTAAAACTAAGCAGGAAATAAAAGATTGGTGTAAAGATAACCAACCTTATTACAAAAAACACATACCTGATGTAGCTAAATATTTTTATAGCAAAGCAGGTTTAAAATAGAAGACTGATGGAAAAACAACTATTTATAATTGATGGCTACAGAATATGGGCTATAACATATGAAGATGCATATGCAAATTATTTAGTAATATCAAGATTATGATAATGGAAAAAGTAGTACTGAATAGAGAGAGTGTAAGAAGTGTAATGGATATGTATGCATCAAAGGATAAAGATAATCACTTGGTTGCAAATGAGATAGTTAATAATTGTGATACTGAAAAATCATTACCATGGTTGATTTTAATATATTCAGAAAGTATTAATACTAATGATTACTGGACAGAACATATGCCTAATGCAATGAAAGTCATAAGAGAGTTAAGTGTACATGGTGAATACAAGCCTACAATCAATAATGTTTTGATGACTTTACTTGATTTAAAAGCTGAAGCTGATGTAGTAGATATGTTTTTACAATTACATGTTGAGACTTTAAAGAAAAGTATGAAGAATTGGGGTTATCCCGTAGATAAATTAAACTATTCAATAACATTAAAGGATGGCAAAGAGTAGAGAAGATAGTTTAGCAAAAACCAGTAAAGATTTGATGTTGAAAGAGCCTTATTATGGGTTCTTTTTAATTATGTTGAATAAAGTATGGGATAATAAAAGAGTTCCAACTGCTGGTGTTAGTAAGCATAATATCAATTATCAGCTTACTATTAATGAAGATTTCTGGACCGGATTGAGTGATGATCATAAGCATGGTTTATTAAAACATGAGCTGTTGCATATTGCATTTGGTCACTTGACAATGTATTTTAAATTTAGTGATAAAAAGCTTGCTAATGTTGCTATGGATATGGAGATTAATCAGTATATTGATAAAGATTATTTACCAGATGGTGGTATTAATATTGATGATTATGCTGATTTAAACTTAGACAGAAAAGCAGGTTGTAGATATTATTATGAGAAACTACAACAAGCTAAAGAACAAAAAGACAAAGGTGGTGAAGATGGTACCAGTGGTGATGACAACTATGATAAGTTATGTGATCAAATGGATGGAGATGGAGACATGCCTAGTGATCACCCAACTTGGTCTGACTTTGAAGACATGACTGAAGCTGAACAGAAGCTAATTGAGAAGCAATTGAATAAGATTCTCAATGATGCTAAGGAGATGACTGAAAAGAAAAGAGGTAATGTTCCTGGAGAAATTGAGGGACTACTTGAAATGGAAGCAATCATAGCCCCTAAGTTTGATTGGAAAGGGTATATCAGAAGATTTACTGGTGTATCATCAAAAGTGTATACTAAAAAGATAAGGAGAAAAGAGAATAGAAGATATTCTGATAATCCTGGTCTAAAGATTAAAATGAAACAACATATGTTGTTGGCTATTGATACTTCAGGTTCTGTATGTGATAAAGAGTTGCATGAGTTCATGAATGAGATACATCACATCTATAAGCAAGGAGTAGATATTACTATTGTACAATGTGATACTGCTATCAAGAGCATAGAACCTTATAAAGGTAAAAATGAGATTAAGATATATGGTAGAGGTGGGACTGAATTTGATCCCGTCCTTGAGTATTATAATGAAAATATAAGAAAGTTTACTAGCTTGGTATATTTCACTGATGGTGAATGTTATACTGATGTTAAACCAAAAGCTCCTGTTTTATGGGTGCTGTCTGAACAATCCCACATGAATAATGACCTTCCGGGAAAGGTAATCAAGTTAGAAATTTAAAAAATTAAAAGAGATGAGTCAAGTGCAATTAAACGTAGATGAGTTAAAAGGGTTCTTAAAACACATTGTTAATAATAATCAATACATCCAAGCTGAAGGTAAAGTACCTGTTGCTATTAATGTAGAAGGTGATGCTGGTCTTGGTAAGACTTCAGCTGTTAAGCAATTAGCAACTGAGATGGGTATGGATATTATTAAGTTAAATTTATCTCAGATAGAAGAGTTAGGTGATTTGATTGGTTTTCCATTCAAAGAATTTGAGATGGTAAGAGAAGATGGTCTTACTAAATGGGTTCAAGAGTCATTGATGGAAACTTATATCAAGAATAGATATAAGCCAACTACTAATAGTAGAATGTCTCATGCTGCACCAGAGTGGATTCAAGGTAAAGGTGAAGGTGGATTCTTAATCTTAGATGATTACACTAGAGCTGATCACAGATTCATGCAAGCTACCATGGAATTAATTGATCAACAAGAATATATTTCTTGGAAATTGCCTAAGAACTGGCATATTGTATTGACTTCTAATCCAGACAATGGTGACTATAATGTAACTGCATTAGATGTTGCTCAAAAGACTAGATTTATCTCAGTTGAGGTTAAGTTTGATATCAATGTATGGGCTAAGTGGGCAGAACAAGTTGGTATTGATGGTAGATGTATCAATTTTATGTTGATGAATCCAGAAGTAGTAACTCAAAGAGTTAATCCAAGAGCTATTACTACTTTCTTCAATGCTATTAGTTCTATTGAAAAGTTTGAAGAGCAGTTACCATTAATCCAAATGATTGGTGAAGGTTCTGTAGGTGCAGATTTCTCAAGTATGTTCACTATGTTTATTAATAACAAGATGGATAAAATCATTTCTCCTAAAGATATTATGACTAACACTAGTGAAGCATATGTTGTAGGAGCATTAAATGGTGCTGTAGGTACTGGAGATGATTTTAGAGCTGATATTAGTAGTATTATTACTACAAGAATCATTAATTATTCATTGAAGCATGCATCTGAGCATTCAGTAAGTGATGCAATGATTAACCGTTTGGTTAAATTGTCTACAGATTGTGAGGCATTCACAACTGACCTTAAATATTACATGGTAAAAGAGATTCTTGCAGGTAACAAACCTAAGTTTGCTAAGATGATGCAGAATGCTAATGTAATTAAAATGGCAGTTAAATAAATATTAATATAAAGCGGTGTAAAAAGCCGCTTTTAATTTAAAAATATGGAAAATACTTTAATAATAGAGTTAAGTTTATCAAACTCTGACTACTATGATAATCATGATTTATCTTTACTAGACTTTAATACTCAGGTTAATATACAAGCTGCTACATTTAATAATGTAGAGACACTGTTTCCTTTATCAACAGGTTATGAACCTAAAGAAAAGGATAAATTATTTTTTGCTAAGAGTGTAAACATACCTCGTGTAAAACTTAAAAATCTTACAAAAGATTATAAAATAAAAGCAACAACAAAGATTGAAGAAGCAAATGCAGTATTTATTTCAAGTAATACTACTGCAAAATACACTGCAGTATCTTGGCGTTATCATGTAAGAACTGATAAGTTTAAAGAGTTTTTTGAAGCTGCTGTTGATGGTGGTAATTTTGATGACTATCATGCAAATAAAATAAAAGATGCTTTAGAGTTTTATGAAAGTGACTTAATTGCAATAGATTACAACACTAGACAAATCTTAGAAGATGTACATATTCCTTTTAGATTAACTGAAGGTGTAAGTTATTCATCTCAAAGATTAAATTACATTACTGATGAGTACTATGATTCATATAAAGATATTCTTAATTTTACTGGAGATGTATATGATGAATCTGAATTACTAAAATACTTAAATGGTAGTGATGCAATAGCTATTGAAGAGAACATGTATGAAAGTTTATGTGAAATGTTTGATAGCTCAGATAGAGATAATCATACAATGGCTATGGAGATCATGGCTAATTCACAGTTTGAGGACAGTGTTTTATATTTAAGCTTATTATTTAATAAGTATTATAATGACATGCAAAACTCAAGAACTAAAAGTCATGTAAACTTTAAGTCATTGCTTGCATTAATGGAAATCAGATCAAGTTACTTTCATCTTAGTATAGATGATATAGTTCTTAAGTTGAAAAAGCATAATAAGTTAACAAAAGAAAGTGTTGATATAGTGCTAAAGAAACTAGGAGATGAAATCATTAACCGTGGTGAATCAAATTATTTTAAAGTTAAAACAATTACAATGACTGAAGAGATGTTGGCTGTTTTGAATTTAAATTATGAGTATAGAACACAAGGTGATTTTACACCACAATCTCCTGAGATTGAAGAAGTTGTAGAAGAAATAGTTTCTTTAGAAGAAGAAGCTGTAGTTGCAACTGTAGAAGAAACTGTTGAAGAAGTGGTAGAGACAGTTGAAGAAGTAGTTAATGTACCTATAAAAGAGATCATTGACTTTGATAATGTAATTGTAGAATCAAAAACAAATAATGATGACTATTTCTTATAATGAAGAATTAAATCAATTTTATAACAGTGACTTTTATTTTAGTTACTCAAGTATAAATAAGCTGTTGTATTCACCAGCAGCTTTTTATAAACACTATATCTTAAATCAAAGAGAAGATATGGTTGATGCTCATTTAGTGGCAGGGAAAGTAGTACATTGTTTACTACTTGAACCAGATAAGTTCAATGATGAATTTATTGTAATACCAAGTAATCTACCAAAAGATAACAACAGATTACTTGTGGATGAAGTCTTTAAGGTTTTTCAATCACAACCTGATACTGATTTGACATTGGCTGATTTTCCTGATTCAATTATTAATGTACTTGTAGGTATTAACTTGCACCAGTCATTAAAGAATGATGAAGGTAGAATAGCAAAGATGCTGACTGAACAGAATGTACAATACTTTGAATTTTTAAAAGTAAAACAAGGTAAGACTATTGTAGATCAAACTACATTAGACACTGCAAAAGAATCTGTAGAGTTATTAAGAAACCATGCAACTGTAAGAAGTTTGCTGCAACTTGATAATGATAGAGATGAGAATATTAAAATCTATAATGAAGAAGGTGTGCAATTAAAATCAAGTAAATACAAGTTTGGTTTTAAAGGTATATTAGATAATGTGGTCATGGATCATAATACTAAGACTATATTCATTAATGATTTAAAGACTACTGGTAAAGCCATTCAAGATTTTCCAGACTCAGTGCAATATTACAAATATTGGATACAGGCCGTCATGTATAAACAATTGAGTTTAGGTAAATATCTTAAAGATTTACCAGATAAGCTTGATTGGAAGGTTGTAATTACATTTATTGTGATTGATAGAGCTAATTTAATTTATCCATTTCAAGTATCAGATGAGACATTGAAGGTATGGGAAGAGGAGTTTAAAAATATATTGACAGTTGTAGACTATCATTATACCAATAAGGACTTTACTTTACCATATGAATTAGCAACCGGGAATGTAAAATTGTAAGAATTATGAGTATTAATGCGCTTTATAGAAATTATTTTCAAAAATCTAAGATATTTGTTTATCCGCTCTTAGGTATTAAAAAGGGTTCAAGTGTTACTCCAGTCCAAACTTATTTTGGCTGGAATGATTA